AGGTGAAACATCGTTTGGTTGGTTAGCGATGGACAAACAGAACGGACACCTGACGTACCTCATGTACGACTCTGCAGACACGCAGGCTCCGGTGTACGACAAGATAAGCTACGACATAGAGGAGCGCATAGACCACATAAAAAAGCTAGTAGATCAACCAGAGTGGCCGGAGGTTTGTCACAAGACCGTACCAGACGGCAAAAGTGGAAATCAAAAGTTAGCCGTTGGTTGTTCTTACTGTCCCTACAAGTTTACATGCTGGCCCGAAGTAAGAACATTCCTGTACTCAAGTGGTCCAAGATATTTAACAGAGGTGTTCAATGAGCCGAAGGTCGCGGAAATCCAAGCACGGTAACTTTAGGTCGGGGTTTGAAGAAGATGTTGCAAAGCAGTTACAACCATTTGGTTTTAGTTACGAACCGTTCCAAGTCCCGTACAGGATTGAACGAAAGTACACACCAGACTTTGTGTACGAGTACAGAGGACGGACGTACCTCATTGAGTGCAAAGGATACTTTCGTGCAGGAGACACGCAGAAGTATAGAGCGATCTCTAAGTGTCTCCCGGAGGCACAAGAACTCATCTTTGTACTGATGAAGCCTAATCAGAAAGTGAGTAAAAGTACCAAACTTACTATGGCTGAATGGTGTGACAAACACAATATTCTATGGTATAATATAGATACACTTAAGGAGTTGGTTGATTATGTCTCTGACACTAGAAGAAATTAAGGAGCGTCTGTTGCGGTTGTACGACCCTGACGATCTTCTGGAAGCACTACAAATATCTGCTGAGGAACTACTGGACAGATTTGAGGATAAACTCATACGCAAACTTGACGAATTTCAAGAGGAGCTAGAGGAAGAATATGCAGAATGAGTGGAACATGACTGAAGACGACTGTGCAAAGCTTGAAAAGGACTGTGAAAAGCTGCGTAAGAACTGTCAGGAAAGTAGATCCATAGACGATATTACTACAGAGGAGTGGGATAGGATGTCTAAGACCTTCATAGGTAAGTTGCACCACCCTCAGGACAAGCACGACCCTGTGGCACAGCCAGATCACTACAACAAGGGAGCTATTGAGGCCATTGAAGCAATCAAGGCGTCTATGCACCCACAAGAATACAAGGGATACCTCAAGGGTAACTGTCTGAAGTACCTGTGGCGTTACGAATACAAGAACGGCATAGAGGATCTACGCAAGGCTCGTGTCTACCTAGAGTGGTTAATCAAGGAGGTCGCCTTGTGAAGATCATAGAAGGTAAGTTTGGGACAAAGACAGAAGAAAAGGAGATAACAACGGCTGAGTTTCTGACTGCGTTTGCAGCTAAGGCTCAGATACAGGAGAACGAAGGTAACAAACCAAAGGTGGTAGTAGTAATGTACGAGGACGGTCAGATGTTTGAAGTAGCGTCCAACGAACAATACCCTGATGGGGTTTACATGCTACTACAGTTAGCAGCACAAGCAATCATTAACGAAACGCTAGGAGTAACAGAATAGATGGACGCATATCAACAGTACATACACAAGTCACGGTACGCTAGGTACTTGCCAGAGGAGCAACGCCGGGAGACTTGGGAAGAAACAGTAAACAGGTACATCAACTTTTGGGTAGACCGTGGACACCTCAACGACTTTGACGTATCAGAGATATTCAAGGCAGTCCATGACCTAGACGTAATGCCCAGCATGAGGGCGCTGATGACCGCAGGAGACGCACTGGAGCGTGACAACGTAGCAGGGTTCAACTGTAGCTACCTACCCATAGACCACCCTAAGGCCTTTGACGAACTCATGTACGTGCTTCTGTGTGGTACAGGCGTAGGCTTCAGTGTCGAGCGTCAGTACATACAGAAGTTACCGGAAGTTGCGGAGGAGTTTCATGCAACCGATACAGTTATTAATGTTGCGGATTCAAAGATCGGATGGGCGAAATCGTTTAGGGAACTGGTATCACTGCTGTATACAGGTCAAGTCCCACAATGGGACATTAGTAGAGTACGACCTGCAGGTGCCGCACTCAAGACTTTCGGAGGTCGTGCAAGTGGTCCAGAACCTCTCGTTGATCTCTTCAAGTTTACAGTTGAACTCTTTAAGACAGCATCTGGACGAAAACTTAGCTCCATTGAATGCCACGATCTTTGCTGTAAGATTGCTCAAATCGTCGTCGTCGGAGGAGTCAGGAGAAGCGCCCTTATCAGCCTCAGTAACCTCACGGACGACAGACTCCGAAGATGCAAGCACGGACAGTGGTACATAGATGAACCCCAGCGTGGTCTGGCGAACAACTCAGCGTGTTACACAGAGAAGCCAGACTTTGAAGCCTTCCTCAACGAGTGGACTAGCTTATATGAATCTAAATCTGGAGAACGAGGTGTTTTTAGCAGAGTCGCAAGTCAAAAGCAAGCTGCAAAAAATGAACGAAGAGATGCTGCCTACGATTTTGGAACTAATCCATGCAGCGAAATCATCCTCAGACCCTACCAGTTCTGCAATCTTTCAGAGGTTGTTGTTAGGCCACAGGATACACTCGCAAGTCTCAAACGAAAAGTTAGGGTTGCGACTATCCTTGGGACTCTTCAGGCCACCCTCACTAACTTCCGATATCTCAGAAATATTTGGAAACTAAACACAGAGGAAGAGGCACTACTGGGTGTATCGTTGACAGGCATCATGGATCATCCAATGCTGTCAGGCAGAGGAGACAAGGCCAAGCTGAAGAAATGGCTTACGGAGATGAGGGAGGAAGCAATTGAAATTAACAAGCAGTGGGCAGAGAAACTGGGTATCAACGCTTCTACCGCTATTACTGCGGTCAAGCCTAGCGGCACTGTTAGTCAGTTGGTCGATAGCGCTAGTGGTATCCATCCTCGTTATAGTGCACAATACATACGCAGAGTACGCGCAGATGCTAGAGATCCACTTTGTAGCGTCCTAGAGGCCGCAGGAGTGCCTGTGGAGGACGATGCGATGTCACCCAGTACTAGGGTATTCTCCTTCCCTATTGCGTCTCCTGAGGGCGCTGTGACAGCCTCAGACATGGGTGCTATGGAACAGTTGGATCTGTGGGAGATATATCAGGACTACTGGTGTGAGCACAAGCCATCAATGACTTGCTACTATAGGGACAACGAATTCCTGGAGGTGGGACAGTGGCTGTACAACAAGTTTGATAAGGTCAGTGGTATCTCTTTTCTACCTTACTCAGACCACACGTACCAGCAGGCACCTTATGAGCCTGTGGACAAGGCCACCCTCAAGTCGCTACAGAAGGGTTTCCCCACTGAGATCAACTGGGACATTAATGAAGCCTCTGATATGACTGAGGGTAGCCAGCAGTTAGCCTGTACAGGTAACAACTGTGAACTATGACATGAAGAATATGGAGTAACCGTTAGACTTACCTACGTCCTCTGGCTTATCTTTAGAGTCATGGGACGTAGGTATTCCTTCAGCTTGCATCTTCTTGATGCGTTCCTTTGACTTCTGGCACATACTGTGGTAGTCAATGGATGTGTAGCTTACTGTGTGCTTGTCGTTACTCATATGTTGATCCCCGCCTTCCGCAGTTCTTCGTTTTCTTCTTTAACCTTCTGCTTTGCCTCGTACTCTAGCTTACGTTCAGCGCCACCCAAGAGCCAGTAGTATGCTACCTTTCCTAGAATTGGTAACTGTTTGACGGCATTAGCCACAGCTTTTTCGCCTTTTTCGTCTTCTTGTATCATACCTAAAACACCTTTACCTACTCTATCCGTAAGGTCTTGAACCGGTAAAGACACGGCCTGTTTTACGACAAACGATCCTACGTTTCCTTGTTCAAGGTATCTCTCTCTGGAGTATTTACCCCAGAACAACAAAGACATTAAAGTTTCGTAAACATCATCATCAAAACTCTCAGGATCTAGTTCACCTTTAGTGAGGAAGTCTTTTGCTTGCTGTACTGTTGCACCAGAAAGTCCCATAGCCGCAGAGTACCGTAGCAAGTTTGTCGTTGCCTCTATTTTCTCTTTAGGACCACCAGCCCTAAATTTATCAATCATATCCCTCCGCATCATATCAATCTGTTTTAAAGTAAAAGTTTTTAATGCGTAGAACACTCTTCCGTTTGGTGAGTTAAGGTAATACTTAGGCATCTCTGATAGCGAGATAGGTTGAACGTCTGACAGTTCGTTCCACAGCATTAGCTTTACGTTGTCTGTCATTCTATCGTTAGCCAGATCGTCAATCAAAGCAGATACATCGTCGCCGTGTGTGTCTCTAAATCTCTTAGCAGCAGCCTCTGGATTTTTCTTAGCAACCTTAGACCACTTATGTAAAGCAGCATTCATAAGAGTTTCTTTACCTAGCTTATCAATCTGGTTAAATCCTGACCACTTAAAAATAAACTCAAGACTTTT